CGCCCCCATTGTGGGGGCGCCTAGTCACAATATGCACAGGAGGTAGCATGAACAAGTCCAGAACAGGACCTGTGGTAGATTATGGTAAGTCACTGCCACTAGGTACTTACAGTGGTAGCAACGTGTACATCCCTCTTAAGACAGGTGAAAAATTCTGTCTGAAGGAGTCGGGCGTAGCTTTGCTTGAGAATTTTCAAAGTGTACCCAAACCGTATTTCAAGGTCCCTCCCTACGGTTATACTAGTAAGGAGACGTTTTGGTCATCTGATTTCAGACGGCCCGTATGGAACGAATGTGTTCATACGAAAGTGAACCAAGCCTTCACCTATCCCTATGGGATGGTAAATGGAGGACGGTACGGCGTGACATGTTTTCCGTGTTCACGCGAGACACTGCCAATTCCGCCAGATCTTACGGCGGCCTCTATCTTAGAGGGGGAAGTCAGTGAATTTACAAGGGCCCGAGCGTGGGCCTCAATGCAACCGGGTTTCTCATCTGATTTCCAGACATTAAATTTCATCTGGGAGTTAAAAGATTTTCGAGAAATCCTGAAGGCGTCTAGCAAGTTGATGTGCGGTACTTCTGCACATCGGTTCAAATACTTGTCTAGGCATAAGCCTCCTACATTGGAAGCGCTTAGGAAAACCATTAGCCCACATACCGGAAAGAAAATCTCCGCCATGGAAGCTATGAACCTGAGTGCAAATACTGCTGCAGGCACGTGGTTACTAAATGCTATGATGATTCAGCCTACTATTAAGGATCTAATAGCGTTAAGTTCAGCTGCATCAACAATGTATCTCGATGCTTTGAATAAATTTAAAGCAGCGGGAGCGACTGATCAATCGTCGCATTACACTGAGGTACTTCATGATGAGGTATCATCAACAGCCGTTACTCATTCGGCTATCGGAGGGCTTGTTCAGAAGGAAGTAGGTACAAAATCCATCTGGACTGCGTCATTGAGTTATAACTATCATTATAATTTAGATAGTAAACGCATTGCCTTTATGAAGTACTGGGGCCTGCAAGGCACACCAGAAGAGTTTTGGAATATGATCCCATTATCTTTTCTTGTAGACTATGTCTGCAAAATTGGTGAAGCCTTACGATACGCTAACCGAGACAAATACCTCGACCTTAGCGTGCTTAACTATTCTGAAAGTACACTGAATACCGTGTTTGACAGAGTAGCCACAGCGTATAACCCTGCTTTGCTATGTTCTCTACATATTGACGGGAAGTTAATACCCCCCCTCGATACGAAGACACATCCAGTTTTTGGATATGAGAGCAGTTATTATGTCAGACGCTTAGTGAAGCCGAATAAAATCGGTATTATTATACCTCGATTTAGGGGTATAAGTTCTTCACATCTGACAAGTGTAGCAGCATTATTGAAGACGATATTATTTTGACTCTACCGGATATCCCGGCGCCTCCCACACGTTACGTGGTTTATTTATAAGGAGTTCAAGTCTCATGAATCTAATACCATCACCGGCCACCATTAATGATGGCACTTCTGATCACATTTTTACTTTTCAGCAACAAAAAATCGTAGGTAAGTCCATTATATCTACTTGGAAGGAATTGGCCGCGGCATCTGCCTTGGCGTCAACCTATAAAAGTAAGTATAATGCCTCCGACTCGACTATTCTGCGTAACGTTGGGCAAGTGAATAAAAATTTGCCCATAGCAGATGAATCGTTAACTCTGGCGACATTGAACTTAAGTGCCGTCTATCACCGGGAACATACGCTTGCAGAGCTTACCCTCTTAGGGGAAACTCTTATTGCGTCTGCGTCTCAACCGAACTTTTGGTTGAATTTCTTTAACCAGATGTGAGTTTATTTGCCCCTATTATATCCTATAGGGTAAGGAATGTGATTTTGAACGAAAAGATGGCGATCGTGAGCTGGAAGGTTTTGCAATGCATAACCATAATAGCCAACGTTCTACAAAGAGTGATTCCCCTGTTGATGAAAATTTTCAGGAAAATTTAACCCTTGAAGTCGTGGATGAGAGTGCCAAATTAGCAGTTTTTGCTATTGGTTATTTACAATCTTTACTCTCTGACTTCTACAACAAAATGCATATGTTCTATAGCTTAGCTGACTACACTCGTGATTGTCGCACCTTAGAAAGGCGGATTACCAACGAGGGGGTCTACTTCTTGACTTCTGCATTGCCTGTCTTAATGAATGATTTACTAATTCAATTAGAGGGAGGTAATGCAGTCTATTCTGGATTTAAATTACAATCCGGAAAGAACTACCCACGGTTTTTACGTAGGATGTTCGACATCGTCAAGACTGCGAACTATACTGTATTAGTCCAGGCTGCCGCGCTCGATACTTTGTACAATGTATCTTGTGGCTTTAAAAAGCTTCGTGGTAACCCAGACGTGTGCTCTCATAAAGAACAATATTATGAGTTTGTAGCTACTGATGTGGAGATTGGGAAGATCGATTTTACTGATCCAACCCTTCAACCGATTTTGAAGTCGGTGTCAACACAGTGGGACGTTTTCGCGTCGGATATTTCTTTAGACGACGTTGCATGCGTTCCAAGGCCGGGCCCTGGTGCAACGGTTGGTAGCATAGCAAAAAGTCTGCGCTACGCGCCGCATACTTTGTACAAAACCCTCGATGACGTGTTTCCATATGATACCTGGTTTTATCCAGACATGTGGACTGTCAATGAGGAGTCGCGAAAATACTTAAGCCTTACTAAGGCTTATGAGCCTTACTCACAATATCTCCTTGTACCAAAAACGTACACTAAATGGAGAGGTATTTGTAAGGAAACGAACGAGGCACAGTTTTTTCAACAGGCCCTTAGGCGCTTGTTGGCAAAGCATATCAAGCTCAAATTGCAACATCATTTGCCGCTTGATGATCAGAGTGTGCACGCTGATTTAGCGCTTGCTGCATCGATTGACCGCGAAGACGCGACCATTGATGAGAGCGAAGCATCAGACCGCATACCGCGGATACTTGTTGCTATTGCCACTGCAGGAACACCTGACCTTAGTGCAGCTTTGTTAGCTGTGAGTACTAAATATATAAAACCTCCTCTTTTTGCCGGTAAAAAATTCATGTTGCATACATCTAAGTATGCGCCCATGGGTTCCGGTGTTTGTTTTCCTGTTATGTCATTAATACATCTTTTCTTAGTTAAGGCAATTATTTATTGTCATGTTACTGACATACCTGTACCAGAACGTGATGCTCTAATAGCACGAGTTAGTGTATACGGTGATGACATTGTTTTACCATCATCAATAGTACCACTTGTGTACGAATGGCTGCCCAAGTTTGGTATGAAAATCAACCAAACGAAGAGCTTTGTCAAGTCATTTTTCAGAGAGTCTTGCGGATGTCATGCCTATAAAGGCATTGATATTACACCCGTGTATATTAAATACACACATTTTTCCTCTACAGTAAGTGATAGTAAACAACTTTTATCACTTATAGCAGCTGAAGCTGATCTCTTTAAACGAGCTAAGTTTAGGACTGCGGAATTCCTTAGGGAGTGTATTCAGACTAAGTGGGGAACTTTACCATATGTCTGCAATAATACTCCTTTAGTGGGCTATAGACGCCCACCACTTCATATTGATCTGACTGATTTTAGCACTTTACCAAAACGTCAGGTCTCTAGAAAGTGGGATCGGTTTAAGCAATCATACAAATATCGATTACTTTGTTGGCACGTAGATACCCGAAGCGAAGCTATCTCTAGCGAAGCTGAGGCGTATTTACGACAGCAATGTGTATCGCCCAATCGTGCTGTTTCTTACGTTTGGGATGAACGGGGTGTTAAAACTCCTTTTAATATGTGTGAATCTGTACACCGTGTAGATGAAGAAACGTTGTTCGTTTCAACACGACGCGTTCCTATGTTGACATCTTCAATATATGCAGCCGTACGAAAGTCGGAGTATATATGACGCCTAACGGCAATGTCACATAGTGGGGTGAGTCTGTCTTGCAATCTCAGAGACAGCAAATGCTAGATTAGACAATTCATGGTCAGGTGACCCGATTGTCGTTGACATATCTAGCTGGAGCTGTG